ACCTTCTTGATTAAGCATCTCAACAGCCTCCATGACCTTCGCTCGAGCTTTATCGCGGACCTTCGCATCCACTTCCATAAGAGACGACATCTTCTCACCACCCATTTCAAGATCTGACAATAAGGGACACATATTATACTCCTAACGCTCTTCCGAAATTACCCACTAAATTCGAAAGCGCTGATTGCTGATCTCGACTGAGCTGCGAAATACCCTTTGATTGCAATTGTTGCCCTTGAGCTTGTTGTTGCGCTGCTAAGGCTTCTTGTTGACGTTTCTTCTCAGCTGCTGCCGAAAACAACCCTCCCAAGAGCCCAGCTCCTGCTTGGATTCCAGCCGCCGCTAAGGGCGCTCCTGCTGCCATACCTGATCCTCCTTGTTGTGCGACTCCTAACTGAGAGCCTGCTAATACATTTGCTGCCATTTAACTAATGTTTAAATCCCAACCTAATACATTGTAATCCGTACCGTCGTACTGCATCCACACAAAATCTTTTTCGTTATTACCTGTGCTCAAAATAATCGCTTGCCCTTGTGGCCATTTTACCGCTGCCGGCCAAGTCAGCGTTCTGGCTGTAGCCGATTGAATCACGTAAACCAAGTAATACGCTCCGGTAGCCGGATTCGATAAGGTGAGAGTTACATTCCCACTGGCAGATCCAAGATCAAGCGTTTGAATCACGCCATTTGCAAAATCAATCGTTTCAGTCGTCCCAGTAGGAGTCAGTGTTGCTGCAGCTGTAAACCCGATGTTTTTAGCAAGCTTAGCTGTTGTTACCGCATTTGCTGCAATTCCAGCTGTAGCAATCTGATTCCCATCTCCTGATCCTGTATGACCATGCTGAGAAATCTTCGTCCAAGTGGTGTTTTTAAGTGTCGTCCCCCAGTTCACAGTACCGTTCGTTGGGAGCGTTAATGTCAATCCTAAGCTTAACGTTTCAAATGCCATTATCGTGATACCTGCGTAATAATGAACCGCGCATTAGCGTCTGCAGCGTCTTGGTTAAGATTTCCATGTGGACGAATCACATCTCCTCTACTTAAAAAGACAGAGCATCCTGTATTAGCAAACACACTAGCCCCTGCGTCCGTTCCAATTAATTTATGAGCTGATGTGATGCTTTCAAATGCAGTTGTTAACTGATTGCTGTTTTTTGAAATACCAAAAAAACTTGTCGCTGAGGATCTTCGGTCCGTATAAGACACGCTATAAACACCATCCTCATTAATAGTGTAAGAATCCCCATCTGCTGCAGAAGTCGCTCTTGTAATCGCTGTTCCGATATTATCAATGACATTCGTAAATATTCTGATCGCAGTATTTGTCGAACCAAATCCATTTGGAGTCTCAACATGAATCATTGACTTCACTGGAGAGTTATTGGCTACAGTGACTTCAGTGCCGACTTTCTCAATGCATATGTAAATTTCTGTTGCATCTGACAGTAACGTTAATGCTCCACCTGTGTTTTGAGTCGTATCAACCGCTAGCGTGTCGCCTGAGGATAGATCAACCAAAACTGTTCCGCCAAGTGACGCGATTAGCTCCGTGGTTCCATCTTGAATTTCAATAAAATCCAAAACCCTATGGCCAGATGCGTTTTTCAACAGCCTTAAGCTGCACGACTCGCCTGCATCCCATGCCGTTGTACTCGTATAAGCTGCCTTGGCGCTCACCCTATACTGACCTGCTACAGGAGCTGTAAATACCCAGCTTGCTCCAGTCGTTACAGCATTATGTGAGTCAACTATCTTGTCTTCAAAATCAATAACGTCATTTGATCCATTTGATATAGATTGACCGGCATCAGATTCATAGATCGCCACGACATTAGGCTGGCTTGAGCTAAACGCAAAGTTAGAAGACCATCCTGATATTGGAACTATAGCTTTGAATCCGTACTTAATATTCGCCGTAGTCATTGGGAAATCTGACGACGAAATAAACGTCATTTCTTTAGGATTGGTTGAACTTGACGGGATAATCAGCATTAAACTAGTAGAATCATAGGCGTTCACTGTTCCCCATAATTCATCACTAGCCGTAGCCGATCTAGAATACGTATGACCTACTGTGTTTGAATCATTGATTGATGTGGATACTGCTAACTTAGTCGTATCAATTGTGTACCCAGTAGGGAGCTTAAACAAATAAATACCTGACCCGTCCGCAGCCCCTGTTGATGAGGAGTGCCGGTACTCATACATGATCTCCATTGAGTCACCGACACGACGCCACAGTGCTTTATCAACATCTGGCGATGTGGCTTTCGTCGGCGCAGTCGTTGCCCCGTCAATCGTCATCGTAAATTCTTTCCAGTCATCGGTATTAGCGACAACTGCTATTTTGTCTGGGGTCACTCGAACGTTATCAAACTCAAGCGTGTAAGCACTTGCTGATGTAGATGCCACGTGCAAGATTAAACGATAAGACGTCGAATCTGTTGCAGCAAAGGTCGTCGTATACCTGCCTTGATTGGCAACGTTATTTAGTCCACTTTGATCAGGAGTAATGAGTGTCGTATTTGTTACATCGTAAATAAATATGGCTACATCATCATCTGCATAAGTACCTGAGCCAATCTCGTAATCAAACGACACATTAAGCGTATGAAATCGATCTGCTCGATCGATAGTAAAATCAGAACTAACACCTTCTCCTTGACGATTTGCAGCATCTTTTGTGAGTAAAAACGATCCTGTCCCACGAAGAGGTGTTGTGGTTGATCGCGTGATTGTAACAGTTGGCGAGCCGCCCGTTCCGTCTACAGGAGTCGAAGCTGCAGCATCGGCATAAGCGGCCCATCCAGTAGTACCGCCGTCAGCATTCTCATTTGTAATATGATTAATGCCCGATCCGCCGGTGCCTAAAATTTCCCAGTTCGTCGTAGATCCAGCGTCGAGCTTTTTGTAGATATCCCCACCGCTTGCTCCAGTGCGAAGATAAATAGAGCCAATAGGCGCATCCTTGGCTACTGAGGTAGGGTCATCAGTGCCTTGTAATATCTTAGCGTTATCGTTAAGATTTAAATCGTTTCTGAGAGTTTTTAGCTCGGTTCCTGAGCCAAAAATAACTGCTGCCACTTTGCCCCCTTAGGACTAATTTACGCCTTAACGTCCTTATTTTCTACTGCTTCTTGCTTATCACTGATTGCCTTAACAAAAAAGTCAGCAACTAGCTTCGCATCTTTTTGTAGCTCAGTATGGTACTCGGCTGTTCCTAAGCTCTTACCAGCAGCGTGCAATACTCGATTGAAGGCGTCTATCAATTTTTTACTCTCTTGAGACATCAAACTTCCTTAAATTCAATGAGTATCTGAGATGGATCATTTGGATCAATCCCGATGCTTTCAATATCTAAAAACGTTCTGGTTTTAATAATAGAAGAAAACACCCGCTTCATCTCGTTAAAAAATTCAAGCTTGGTAATCCGAACTATTTGCTTTGTCGTTCCTGTAGCCACTTCGCCCTCCTAAGATGGGGCCAGAACCAAAAGCTGCCTGCCATCCGTAGTTATTCCCGTTGGACTTGTTAACCCATGCAAAAAGCCCCATTTACGCGGCTGGAAGTCATCTGGATCATAAACCCGAATAGCCGACCCATCAACAATCCAATAATCTTGACCGTCAAACGCCATGTCATTAATCGCTGCATTAGAGCCGTATCCCGCTACCTGTACGCCATTGCCCTGATTGCCCACATCATAAAGCCGATAAGTATGCGTGCTGACGACTACGACTTTGCACATCAAATTCATCCCATTCCAAGCCAAAGCATGAGGAATAGCTGTTCCTAGTGCTACCGTTTGCTTCACTATTTTAGGAGTAGGATTTAAATCAAACAAATAAATTGCATTTGTTAACTGCTCGCCTACTAAAACTTGTGCAGCAACATAAAATTGCTGGCCATTAAATTCAGGATCGTGCCTGCCGTGATTAATGGCAACACCATAAGCATTTTGGATTGTGTCGTCTCCAGTATCAAAGTCATAAATATTCTTAATAAAAAGCTTTTGATCAAGATCAATTAAGGCAATGTTTGCGTTAGTGACTAATAATATTTGACCATTACCAACGTAGTCAATTTCTCCAGATGTGACTTCTGATCCTATGTTGGCAGACCAAAGCTGTGATCCGCTCAGTTTGTCAAACCCGTAAAGAGTAGCCATTAATTCCTCAAGTAAAGCTGGCCATTTGTAAGCGTGAATGTATTACTTGCACTTGTGCCTGTTGCTGTAACCTTAATTCGGATGATCTGAGCGGCTATTGGGAAGATGTAATTACGTTCAATTCCTCCAGATCCCACAACCGTGTCATCATAAATCCATGCTCCTAAAGCAGCATTCATTTGCTTTGAGAAATTAGTTCCATCAAGTGATGTCTCGACTTCAATAGTAATATCCGTAGGCGTGTTTGCTTTAGTCATCTCAAACGAAAAGCAAGCATATCGGTAGTTCCAGCACTCCACCTCATCGCTCGTCGCTGTGGTCGTCGTATTATTATACGTCGTGCTGATGTTGCTTAAGACATGATATCGGCTGTTAACGCCTTCAATTTGCTCACCACGAAGATTAACTGCGTTTTGAGCTCTTTGGCTTGCGGTGACTTCTGTTGAGCCTTGCTCAGCATCTGTGTCTGGCTCATAATCAACCGCTAAAGATCCCACCTTAACGACAGGATTAGCGTTTGCATCCGTTACACCATGAGCAGCATCCCCAGTAATTGACAGCCTGCCAGTAGCATTAACAGACACAACCCCAACGGTTGTCCCAGTAACAGGGTCAACAATGACTGTCCCTGGAACTTCAAACACACTTGCAATGTTTGCGTAAAAATTAGGCAGCCCTGCTGTATGGCCATACTCGGTGACACGCCAACCAGAGCCTGAGCCAAGCTTAGTGCCCTGGTCGGCGGTTACCGTGCCATCGATAGTCAATGAGCTGCCGCCATCATCAATGGATAACGTAGCTCCTGCATCATCTACTGAAATAACATTACCGCCATCTTGGATGTTTACAGCCGATCCGCCTGATGCATTATCTACGGTTACATTATGTCCATCAGGGAGCTGATTAGCTGCTGTTGCTGCTCCAGTAGGTAGGCTCACAGTCCCTGTGATGTTGTTGATGTTCCACGTGCCAGATTGAGTGGACGCCACCGTGCCATCAACCGTTAAAGATCCGGATCCATCATCTACTGAAATACTTGATTGATCGCTTGCAATGACAACAGGAAAGCTAGACGCCATCGCTTTTTGGCCAAGGGTGACCAAGCTTGTGCCATCGCCAATACTCACTGAGTCTTGTGTATGACTTAAATCACGAATATCTAAATCAGTTGCGGTGACGGTCACTGAACCAGTAATCGTCACCGAACCCGAAATAATAGCTACGTCAAGACCTACTTTGGATCCTGAGTCCGTAGATGTAATGCTTCTTGCATCAGCAGGCGAACTATCCGTCTGCGGATACGCCTTAATTATGCTCATTTATCTGGATCGAAATGTAGCCTTACATCTAAATCAACCGTTCCACCAGTACGAGTCACATCCACCCTGACATTGGGCAAAACTGGAGCTGCCAAAGATTGCAGCTGCACTGTGTCTGAGTTCACAGTGACTGCTGTCCCAAGGTCAATCCAGTTAGTCCCATCAGATGAATGCTGCGCTTGCACACTGAAGTTAGCCGATGACTGGTTTTCTGATAACACAACCAAAGCAAGATTCTTTGATCGTTGATCTACTGAAAACCCATCTCCAGTCTGAGAAGCCGCTAAGGCGGACACATCCAGTAGCTGTATAAAAGATACACTAGCCATGGATACTCCTTAGATCTCGTCTGCTGCGTCAGATACGGCGATCATTACGAATGCATCAGACTCTTTAGCTGTCGTTCCGTCTGTTGCATCGAAAAACAAACACTGAACACTTGATGCTGATCTTGTGCCTACTTGAGCGATCACATCAGCAGTAGCTGGAGTAATCTGTACGTTAACAAGACGTGTCCCTGGATCTGTAATGGTGAGCGTATAATCCCCTGTGCCGTTATCCGTAATTGATACATCCTGAGCTCCAGTAAGAAGCTGAGGTGATCCCGTGTTTTCATCAATCTCTACTAAAATAAGTCGTGTCAGTCTCTGAGAGCTTTTGAGGGCTCTGACTGTTCTACTCGTTCCCCAAGGCATTTGATTCTCCTTTGTTTAGAGTCTTGAGCCCCATGCACCGTGACATGAAGCTCAAGACTTTTGTGGTCGTTTATGGATACGTTATGTAGCTAATCCACCAATATAACCGTGGAAGTTAGGAGTGATGTACACCTCTAAGTATCCACCGTATCTGGCTTCATAAGCATCAGTAGATGCTTTTCTCAAAAAGACCGTACCATCATCTTCAAACCAACCAAAATCAGGTCGGTGAAATGCCGTCACGAAGTTATCGTTAAGAAGATAAACTCTGTCATCTTCAACGAAACGCTCAGGCATGATGGGGATAGCTCCAGCTGAACTCATGAACTCAAGACCCTTAAAGGAAATCTTCCCTTTAAGCTCAGGAGATCGTGGCTCAACAATGTACTGCTTTTGGTCTTCCAAAATGTTTTGAAGCTTACGAAACTGAGTGAAACTCGTAACAATCAAGTTAGGAACTTTCCCTGATTTCCGCTGAATCTCAAGCATCCCTTCGTTAAGAAGATCAACCGAAATAGCAGCTCCACCAGCAGCCTTTTGATGGCTTGCTTGCCACCTACGAGCTACAGAGATGCTGTATTGCGTACCTGAGGTTGCTTCCAATACTCCTTTAAGGCCAGATGGATCGTTGTCCTTTGAGTTTTGCATGTACACAGTATGAGTACCTGCACCAATCGATGTAAGGTCATCCGATCCTGAGATCCGGCTAAGCGTTACAACTCGAGTCGATGGGACCAAAGAAACCACCTCAAACACAGACGACAAAGTATTGACGTTGACGTAATCTTTGTCTTCCCAGTTTGCTTCTTTGAATCCATATGTACCGGTGTTCAAAATGGTGATCGTTGGATCAGTAGCTGTTCCACCTGCGTTACCACTGAACTGCCCCAAAGCACCTGTTCCGTCGTTAAAGAGCACTCGAGACATGTTTCTCATCCATGACTCAACACCTTTTTGTACGACGTGCTTAGTGCCTTGAACAAATGCACCTTCGTTGTTCATAGAAGCTTTGATGGCCTCTCGGTCGATCTCAACAACGGAGTACATTTTCTTAGCCGAGATTTGTGCATCGCCATAAGTAGCTGCGTTTGGAGTCGGGAGTGATCCTGATCCAACACCACCAGCAAAACTTTGTGGCACTGCGATATCTAAACGCTTACCAGTAAAGGTAAAGTCTTTTTTAATACGAGCAAGTGTAACGTTAAACGAGTTGTATACGTTTTCCGAGAGCTTGCCGTACTTAATCTTAAACAGGTTGGTTGCACCTGTTAGGTTAAAGTTAGCCATTATCCCCTCCGAGGAATTTAGTGTTATTTATGTAATTTTATGTATTTAGAGTTTCGCCTAAATATCGTCGAAGGAAAGTGGAGCGTTGTCGTTGTCCACGTTCTTTATTCGAGCCGTATTCGTAGGCATGCTCGCTCGTTTTAATTTCTTGGATAGCGTCTTGGCTTTTTTATTGCCCCAAACCTCTATCGCTACGTCACGCAAGTCTTTTTCGCTTAATGTTTCGTCAAATTGCTTGACTGCTTTAAGCTGATCAATTGCGCTCGCTTTACTTGTCTCATCAAGGCCAGGATTAATGTCCTCAAGTATCTTTAGGATATTCTCTTGAGTCTTTCCAGCTTCTTGCTCTACAAGCTTATTGCTATGATACTCGGCTACTGCTTCAGGAGTCAAGTTTTCTGATTGAATGTTGTTTTTCTCCATGACCTCTTTAGCCAGCTCTCGGTACTCCTCTTCGCTTAAGCCTTTTTGTTGCATGTACTCATGAGCTTTTTTAAGCATCTCAGCTTCATGGCGAGACGTCGCTTGGGCTTGTTGCTGTCGCTGTTGAGTTTCTTCTAACGCTTTGAGTTTAGCGTCTCGTAATGAGATCGCTCTTTGGTTTTCGTCTTGCTCAGACCACTCTTTGAATTTTGATTGCATCATCTCTTGAGCAATATCTACTGCTTGAGCTGGATCCGCTCCCATCACCTCAGAAATAGAAGTGATAAACTTCTGCATGTCTTTTTCAACTAATAGGCTATTGGTGATTTCGTTGATGTATCCTTGAAGAGTATCAGCCGTCTTACCGAATGCTTGTTGCTCTTGACGAAGCTTGCTTAGCTCTTGAGCAATATGCTTTTTGCCTGAGTAATTATTAATGACATCCCTAAGTGGGACCTTTTCAATTTGACCATTTACTTTTACTTCAAGCTCAGTTGATCCATCTAAATCAACTTCTTGATCAGTCCCGTATTGCTTTACCTTAATTGCTTTGCCTTGAGGCTTAACTTTTTCGACTGCCTTTTTTAGCTTTTCTTGGTCATCTGATTTTTCTTGCTCCTGATCAGCTGCATCATCTTTTTTATCTTCAGTCTCATCAGGTTCTTCTTTTTGCTCTGTGTCTTGAGTTTCTTGTTTTTCATCTTTCGGCAAGCGGCTTGATAGCTGATCCAATTCATCAAAGCTAACAGCCCCATCACCTGCAGTGAATCCTGCGTCTTCTTGGATTTGTGGCGTGACGTTTGTGACAACCTCTGCTGTTTCACTCAATTTGTTTCTCCTTAGATGGCACTAGTTGGCGCAACAGGAGGAGGCTCTGGGGTCCCAGGCTGAGAAGCATCGAGTGGAGGTAAGTCTTCTTGAACTGGAAGTTGTGGTTCTCCACCAAGTTCCGGATTAACAGGAATTTGCGGTGCTTCAGCCAAAGGTCCCTGAGTTAAGGCCCCTTCTTGCTGCGGTTCTTCCAATTCAGCTGTTTCAGGCATTGCTTGGCCGACAAAGAAAATCGGAAATAACGCTTCGTTACCAAGCTGCTCTTGTAATTTGGGTGAAAACTTCGCTTTGCGAGATAAATAATACTCGTGCACAAGTATGTGATCTTTTAGTTTCTTTTGAATTCTTAACGGAGTCGCTTCTTTGAAAGCATAGCTTTGCAGTGTGCGAACATGAATCTGCCAGTGAGTCAGATGATCTTCAAACTCTTTTACTCCGGCAGTCTTATCTCCATTTAAAATCATTTCATCTTCAGCTTCAGCTGACCTAACCGCCTGAGTGGCTGCATTGATAAACTTGTCACTTTGAGCCAGATCAAGCATGTCAAGCACCTGAGCGCTTGAGAACATGTCTGGGAATTTATCGCTAAGATCAATGAGTGTTTGAGTTCTGGCAGCTTTGGACTGCGGTAGGGCAGATGAGTTTTGAACTCGAATGTCGTAAGCTTTAGACAAATGAGCTGAATCAAAAAACCTTGTTTGCCATTGCTCATTTTTGCCTAAAATACGCACAATTCTTTTGTCAGTAGAATCGTAATAATCCCCAGCTATAGCTAGCGTCTTAATCGCTGTTCGTCTAATGAAGCTATTAAACTTCTTGATGGATTCATTAAATCGTTCTGATTCTTGTTCATTTAAAAACTGAAGGGCTACTCCAGATTCAATGCCTTGGGGTGGCTCCCCGCGGGATACTCCAAAGACTCCAGCGATTTGCTGAAACTCCTCTTTGAGAGCCGCTCTAAAAGTGAAAACTTCCGGTGGTGTAGGCGATGCCTGAACGAGCTGAGGGGGCTGAGGGCCTTTGTATTGAACAATCGTGATGTCGTTTCCAAGGGATTTAATCGAAGCCGACCCAGCCGGCATGACCCACTTTGGATGTGAGCACATGAACTGATTGCGCTGGACCATATTAGTAAGATTATTGTACGTGCTTGTGAGCGCTTTAACCGTTTCAAAAAACGACCATCCATGAACTGACCCTGGAATATCGATATCAGTGAAGCGCTCAAACGGTAGCTCCATATGAGAATAAGGAAACTCAGTGTTTAAAAGAACTTCGTCTTTGGTGAAAACCATCATGCGTCCACGTGGCATAGCCGGCGTTCGCCTGTGGTAAAACTCCCAAATAACAACTTCATTAACGAGCTTGCGCGCTTCTAGTGTGTCGAAATCAAACTCTTCGAAGTCTTTGGAGTTTTTTATCTTATCCGCTGCATCAGGATACTTTCGTCTTGCCTCTTCAACTTGCATGACCTTGCGACGAAAGCAGTACTCTACCTTAGCGAATCGCTCCCTTTTTTGAAGGTACATGTCCCAAGGCATGACGACTTCATAATCAACATCACCAATCTTAACGGGCTTCTCAACGAAGATGGCATTGCCTAGTTCGTCTTTTTCTTGTTTGCCGTCTTCACCAAGCAGTGGAATTTTCTCTCCTTCTTCAGGAGAATCCGGATGGTTGTCTCCGAGATCAGGATTCCACGTAATAAATAGGTATGCTTCCCCTAAAATCTTGGCGATTTTTGTGACTTCAGACGTGATATCTCCGTCAAAATCCTTGATGTACCAAATATGCTTTAGTAATGAGTCCGTAATCTTAGCACTAACTTTATCCTCAAATTCATCGCTGGTCGGCAGGACTGCGACTGCAGGCTTGAATTTGACAAGTCGTGAGACCAGATTTTGGGTGAGATCAAAGAGGTGATTGACCACGATTTTGGGAAAGGCTCGCGATCGGTTTACGCCTTCTTCGCGTCTGTCCTGCCGAACATCTTGAGTCTCGTACTGAATCCCTCGATACAAAGCGAGGTTACGCTTCATACGTCTGATTCTTTCAGTAGAGATCTCTTTTAAGAAATTCAGCTCACCAGTGAGCCACTTATGGACAGACTGCTCGTTGTTCTTGTCATCAAGGTCAAACGACCAAAGGGCTTTACTTGGCCTTGCAATATCAGCGGTCGCATCGAGCGACTCAAACGGGTCGAACGCTCCGGAAGCCAATCCCCCCACACTCCTTTAAGCTATGTTATCGAACGGATCTTTTTTTAAAGCTTTTACCGTTTCTTCATTAAGCGACTCAAAGTCTTGCTCATGTTTCTTGAGTTCTTTACTCCAAGGGTCAACATAAGAAACTTGATGTGTCGATTTTTGCATAGCCTTTAATTCAATGTACAGATACACCAATGCGCCAGTCAAGATAACAATGAGTAGATAGCTTAACGATAATAAGAAAACAATACTATCCATACACACTTTGTAGCATAGCTTAATAGTATTTGTATTTGCTAATCTAAAGAAACGCCAGACTCACCAACGGTCTGATGCCACATCTCTCTGACGTCACACCAATCAGTCGCTGTATTATCTGAGTATTTGTATTTGGATCTGAGAGTGTTCGTCCATTCTTCGAACAAAAGCCGCAGTTTTTGCGCTTGCATTATATTGTCGTAGTCGTATCTGTCCTCTTCCTCGTTAAGGTTGAGCTCAATCGTCACTTTCATTTTACCTTTGGTCACCCTCATAAAGAACTGATAGGATTACCAAAGATTATGCCACTCAAACCAGGAAAATCCAAAAAGACAGTGAGTAAAAATATCCGCTCTGAGTTAGGTGCGGGCAAGCCTTTAAAGCAAGCCATTGCGATTGCTTTAGCGAAAGCTAAGATAAAAAAGAAAAAATAGTTTTACTTCTTTAATGCTCGAGCTTTTCAAGCTCATCAATCTTGTTTTGTAAATACATGCTGATGTTAGCTAATTCAGTAGCGAGCTCGCTTTCAACACCCGGGACTGCTCCTGCAAACTCTATAGCTCGATGAGCATTTGCCATATTATCAATTAGTGTTTTCATTTGCTCTTTTGTCATATTGCTTTTCCCTTACTCTAGACGATTGATAAAGCGTGCGCTTACGCTTCTCTGCCTTAAGCTCTTGCAGCAACTCATCCATAAACCTGCCACGCATTTTGTAATAACAATCACAACAAAGAGGGATCTCCCAATCTTCGGTGTCAGCTAAAATTACGTGGCCACAAGGGCAGCTATTCCCCATGCTTAAACTCACCTGCAGATTGCTAACGAACTCACTGATAACACAATAGGTAAGGTCATTTTAAGGTCTCCTTGTTTCCTAAAACAATTTTCTCCAGAGTGTTTTTTTGCTTTATTTCAGATTCACTCATTGCTTCAACAATTCTTTTTCTTGCTATTTCAATGCATTTGATAAGATCTCTGTGAGAGGCAACTATATTTTTATCTTTTCTTACAACAAATCCCCAATTTTCATACGCTCCTCCAGCTTCAAATTCACATCCTATTGTTACGTTACTTGGGAATCCTGTTGGTGGGTTTTTGTATAGAAAGTTTAAAACTTCATTGTCTGTATTAGTTACTTTAATCAATTCTGATTCTTGAATGCCCTCATCCATTGCCACTCGTTTGTCCTGATAAGCTAAACAGGGCTCTTCACCGTTTTCATAAATATAATAAGACTTCATAATTTTACAAGCCTCCTACGTCGCCAAGTCCTTTTCCCCAACGTAAATTGAACAACTAAAACTCATAGCCCATATCGGTTTTTCTTGTTTCTAATCGCTTATCCACAACTCGCTCTCATCATCTATATCGAATAAGTCTTTAGGTTCACCCATCTCATCAAGACTACGAAAGTCATCACTGATTCTCGCTGATCTAAATGATTCATCTTTACTTTCTAGATATTCTTTTTCTGGCTTCACTGAGTAGTACGCAGCATGCAATGTGTAACGTAAGCAGTCAACCAAATGATCATCCTTTTTAGGGATTTTACCCTGTTTATCTTTATAAAGATTGTCCATCTCCCAAAACAATTTCTCACATCTGTTAGAGATTCTTAACTTTCCTTGCAACAAGGTATCTTTAATCAGACTAATCCCGTGCTCCTTTTTGTTTGTGGACTTATGTGTGGGTTGCCAGAAGTCTTGGAACCGATCCATCATCTCTGAGCTAAACCATTTCTCTGCCTCATCATAAGTCTTGGTCCATTCGTATCTATCATTGAGTTCATCTAGCTTGCTGATGATCTTTAAACCCATTTGGTTGACACTCATCTTGGATTGATCTGATTCATAGAGCTCATCGAGGACGTACCACACCTTAGTATAAGGATTGAGCGCCATAAAGATCACTGCGAATACGGTAGCCGCTGCGGGGTCAGCGGTAACATACCAGTGAAGTTTCTTTTGGTCTCGAGCAATCTCTCGTAAGATGTCTGCATGCTTAAATACATGTTTGTCTCTATCTAACATCCCGAATATCTTCGTAATCCCGCCTGGTACGAACTCAGCCATGTATTCACGCTGCCATTCGTCTTCTTCCCCTCTAAGGATGAGTCTTTCTTCTTCAGCATCTAACCACTCCTTAGCAATAAATGGGTTGTGATTCGTTGGAGCTCGGTAAAAATACTTCTTGGGGTCTTCTTTATGCTCTTTTGCAAGTAAGGTGTAATCACATTCTCGATCAGGTGGGGACCCCATGAATAACTCCACACCATCTAACACTGCTGCATTAGGGCGCATGGCTTTACGAAACTCAGGGCGATGATCTTTATACTCATCATAAATACAAAGCTTAAACTTTACTCCACGATAAGCATCGAAGTTATCTGAACCATCCACTTTAATGAATGACCCGTTTTTAAAATTAAGCCTTAACTCTGAGTTATTAATCCCTTTGTTTCCATCAAGCAGCCACTTGCGCGGTCCGAATGTTTGAAGCCTTGGATCTGCCCACAAGATCTCTTTAGCTTGTTTGGCATAAGGACCGATGTAGTAGCAAGGAACACCTGGGAACCAGTAAGCGAAATGCCAAAGCAAATCGATAGCTATTTCTGTCTTACCCCACTTACGTCCACACTGAAGGAATACGGATGTGTATCCGTCATTGAGAATTGCTTTGCCGACTATCTTTTGATCTAAGTGCGGCTTCCACTTCTTTCTTAATTGTTTCGTCAATTCGTGAAAGCGTAACTGGCTCTCGGTTAACGAAGAGCTTGATGACTTCGAGGAGGGCATCTCTATGTGCCTCAGCTATCATGAGCTTGAGTTCTATTTCTTTCACGATCACCAACTTCTCTAAAAAAATATCCTGCCAGGACTCCGCAGAAAAACATATGTTTTTTCGATCCGGTCTCAAGGCTAGAAGCCTTTAGTAACGCTTCATCAAATATAGTTTCGGCTCTTTTAAGGTCTTCTTTGAGCTCACATAAAAACTTTTCGCCAACCGAAATATTTTTCTTTTCTAAATGTTCAAAAAATTGATCAAATAGCGTTTTACGCTGCTTTTCCACTCTTTTTGTCATCCTTCTTTTTATCTGGCACTAATTCAATATATCCACTCTCTTTAAGCGACGTTTTAAAGTCTTTAAATGTAGGAGGCCTGTTATCGTAGATCGCTACTGCTTCTACTTTATCTGTGAATCCAAGGATATTCTTTGATAACCAAATCATCATCGCCACGTTTCCATTATCAACAGCGGATCGAAACATGGCTCTACGTAAGCTGAGTTTGCCTTCTTCTTTTCCTTTAGCGACTAAATCCGAAAATCGGTTTTCAATGGTTTGCGGGTCACAATCAACAATTCTTGCAATTTCTACATTAGTGCAATGAAGCTTCGCCAACTCGAATACTAGGTTTTCGTCTATTTTAAGCTTTTGTCGTGGCATCCTTCACCCAGATTTCAAAGTCATCGTTTTTTTGTTCAATCCTCACATGAGGCGTATCGATAACTGTCCAACTAGAACGCATGAATCCCATCATCGCAGCACTCATACTCATTGAGTCGTCTGGATTTAAAATGTAGGCACTTAGCATGACTGCATCATTATCAACCACTCTTAACCCAAACCCCGAATTCTTCGTCTTGTTTTTCCATCCTGATATTTTTCGTATCGAGCATGACCCAGTTTGATTGAAACAATTCCATTAAACCTACATTCATCATGTGTTTTACGTTTGATTTATTGACGTATTTTAGGGGGTCGTCCTCGTTTTCGTTTGGGTGGTTCGATGTTGATTTTTGTTGGCTCATTATCGACTCCGTTTGGCATGGGCTTTGGGGTATTGCCTCCTGCTTTCATTTCTTGGCATTTATATTTTATCTTAAGAAGCGTTTCGATGGAGAGGCTTTCTAGTCTTGCGTCGATGTCTTTTTTGATTTTACGAATGGCTTCTTCTTCAGCGGCTGTAGCAATCGCGTCATAGGTCATATCGACTTTGTGGACTTGTTTAGCGACGACGATTGCGTTTGTGATAAAATCGAAGATCTGTGCGTCATCAAGCGATCTGAATATCATATAAAACAATTACAAATGTTATTACTAATTGTAAATGACGAAAGCTCTAACTCTCTTCTTATTTCATCTCGTGTACGCGTTTACGAGATTCGTTATTGAGCACGCTTGCGTAGTTGTTGGTCGCCCGGGCGTCACCGACCCCAATTGGCTTTTTACGAGGAGTAAGCTGCTTGACTTTCTTTGTTGGGAATCCAGCATTTGACGGCATTTTAGGTTTTTGAGCTGCCATGATTTGACGTTAACAGATTTGATTGAGTGGTCAAGCTTAAGAATTGAATTTATATTGACGCGCAACGCAATTAACAATTACAATACTTATTGACAATGAATATTTATAATTCTAATCCCATACTCATGTCAAACCACAAGAGAATTTTACTCAAGATAAAGCAACAGGCCAAACGACGAGTATTACAAGCCAAGGTGAACAAGGATTTGTACGACCAAGTTACTGCGAGATTGCGTGAGCACAAGATCCCTTTGACTGTGTGGCTTGAGGCTCAACTGACTAATTTTCTTGAAGAAACCAAAGAAATGCCCTCCGACGAGGAAAAATCCGCATCAGCATCTAAATCTAAAAAATCAACTAAATCTTAGTTCCATCTGAACACTGTTATCACTCTAAAACAGTATGACAATTTATAATCACAATTAACATGTCTTCACAGACACAGTTGATTAAAACACTTTCATTTAGTAAACTAAAATCATAGGAGATGATAACGATGAGAAAATGTATTATGCCGATATTAATACTTCTTGCTTCGTGTGGCTCTGAGGAGTCTGCGATGATGGAATCTCAGAATGCAGCCTCACCTGCTTGTGAGGGCCTGAGTGTAGTAGGCAGGTGGGACAACCAGCTTGCTGTAGAAATCATGGAAATTGCCAATGACTGTACAGGCGTATCAGATACTTGTTCTGTTAAGTTTAGTTTTACTCCTCCTGATGCGTCAAACATGACCACGGTCACGGTGACAGAGTCAGCTGGGACTGCTGGGTGTTTGCCAGTTGGGACACACACCTGTGGGATAGCAACGAGCAACAACGACAACTTACTGACTGTTGATTGCCTAGGTAACCTTGCGTTTTACGATCGTATCTAAAGCTTACGCCTTCCCAATAGGCGTGAGATAGGGCATAATCATGGCTGAAGCGTTTGGGTGTTGTGAGTCACTTGAATGCTTCAGTCTTGATTAATCCCAAAAACCTCTCAGATCCAAAATAACACCGCGTTAACCGACTTAGGCCCCTTGGGGGTGGGGTGACCCATCAAAATCGATTCTAGGGGGTATTTTGAGCTTCCTGAGGGCTTTCTTGAAATAGAACTCAGCCGGATCCTCCACTGCTTTGGATCCAAGCGCTCTTAGGCACTCGTCGTTTTGATCCAAAACACCCAAGGCTTGGAATTTGTAAAACTGGTCCACTCTCTCCCAGAGGAGTTTTGTCACTTGCTCCAAAATCTCTTCTCTCCCATCGGCATCTAAAAATACTAAATCCTCGATGGTGTCGATGATGTATTTCCCTGCAAAATCGTCAAACTTATCGAGATAATTATAAAACTCGATTTGCAGATTTAAAGTCATGGTGTCTTCGAGGCGGTAAAGGGTCTGGCGCATGACTTTGTTTCGCCAGTGGATCATCCTCGATGTATCTTCCTCCGTCTTTGCTGAAGAAATAAATTCGTTTTCCAACTCCACGACCAATCCTCCTGCATTTAGCTATTTTTAATTCTCGGTAATTCTTCCAATTAAACTCTGGGTACTTGTCTTTGAGATCTCTGGAGATTCTGTTAAACAACAGCACGTTATGTGCTTCCTGAACACTTGTCGAGCTGCCTTTGATATCAAACTCACTCTCCACTCGACCATGCTCAGTCTTGCGTGGATGACAAACCATGATCACGTGAGCTGGGAGCTCTTTGCATAAAATTATCCACTCATGCGTCACCCGGTCTAACTCAATCACGCTTTGCTGATGATTCGTCACTTCCAAGAAAAAGTTAAGATTATCTAACACTACGAGTTCACATCCCTCCTCGTGCACGGCCTTTTTCACCTGCTGCATCATCTCCTTGTTTTTTACTCGGTCGTCGTAGGTGGTGATGTGAACGGGTATATTTTCAAAATCCGCGTTCTTCGCTCTAAATTCCGTGACGAGCTTTTGCTCGATGACTTGCCCCTCGTTCCAGTTCTCCCCAGCCCGAGATGAAATCATGCGCCTCACGAAATCCACGGGCCCGTTTTCAACCGAGGCCGTGAAGCACTTCGTCCCTGCTGTTGCACACTGCTCAACGAGAGACGCCAGCCAGGCCGACTTGCCTGCCCCTGTTGGCCCGCAAAACAGCGTGTACTCATACGGCCTAAGCCCACCCACCAACTCCGCAAAACCCTTCCACGAGGGCACACAGACCGACTCAGGCGGCTTGAGCAACGAATCATAGGCTCTTTGAACAAACTCCTTGGCAGGATGGTATTTCTTCTCAGCAGGGATATCAGTCATCCTCTCTCCTTTGCCGGTCTCTGTCATACCCACCCTCGACTATGCGTATATACTGCTCCTTGGCAAAAAAGGTATCGAAATTAGTTGGAACCGGGGTCTTACCGCTCACTCCCAAAAGCCACGCCGTTTGATTCATCCTCACCACCAGCGCTTTGAAAAAGCTTACCAAATCCATATTGTACTGCGAGGCCAATTGTTTCAACGAGGGCAAGTGCTCCCGGATGAGTCTCTCTCGCTTGGGAGTCAACCCATAAACCTCAGGTATTCTCTTGTCCCTGTTGGTATTCCAAAGCTCAACGAAAACAGTTGATGCTGCCTTCTCTTCTTCATCTTCTTCTTTTCTTATATTCTCTCTTTCTCCATTAAGTGACCGGTTGAGTTTCAGTTGAGTTTCAGTTGAGTTCCATTTGAGTTTCACCTGATCGTTTTGGTCTTGATTATTTTCCTGATATTCTTCCCAATTACAAATAGTTACAACGGTCCCTTTTCGAATTTTGCGTTTCACTAGCGTTTCATTTGAAATCAACTTGAGTATCACCCTGTGAACGGACGCTCTGCTCATTTCAGTCAGCTCTGAGAGCTCTTCTAGGGAGGTAATCACCGTCCCTGCTGGGAACTCAACAAGCTTTCCATCTATGAGTTTTTTTATCGGGTACCTGCTTGCAAGCAGAAGTAAGTACATAAGCAGATGCCGCTCTTTTGGGGCATGACTTAAGCTCCCATCGAGCATTGATCGGTGTAATTTAATCCAGCCTTTATTGAATCGCATACGGTCCCCACTTCATAGTTGTTGCAAAAAGGACCGCTTAGCTGTAGCTTTTGGCGGTCATTTCTATTTTTAAGTATTGTGAGTCTGCCTCGATCTTGTTGTCTTAGGCAATAGGGTTGAGGCAGATATCTCATCACTTCACCGTGTCATTCCTGACGCATCTTGCAATCACTATTGCTATTTAGTATTGTTAATAAGTAAGGAGATACTCACATGGAAACCGTTCCAACTCACAATGCCCCTACGTTTAAAAAGACCTCAATCAAAGACGAAATCGAAATGCAAAAAGAAAACCTACTCATGGCTGTTCAGCTCGGCGTCATCACCTGGCCGCAGTTTTTTGAGCGATGGAATAATCTTCCAGAAGAATGTCCCATGACGGCTTCTGCTTTGCGTCGTAAATACATCGATATTTTAACTCGGCTTGAATCCGCTTACGATGACGAAAAAGTAGCTTTAATTGCATTACTTAATGACATTAAGGAAAAGCTCCAAGAGCTCGTGCAAAATAATTAATCATTTATTTCCTAAGTATTTTTTTTATTGCTGATTTTATTCGTGTTTATGGCATAGCGTTCCCTCAATAAGGGGGCGTTATGCCTTTGCGTAAAGAAAATTTCTCGCAAATTAATCTCTATAATACTTGGTGGCTAAACGATGAACGTAAAGTATCCACCACTCCTGTTACAGCCGTTTTAAATGTTGATGCTGTTGAATTTATTTCAGACTTAGGCCATTCCGAGAGGAATTTAAAAAGCATCATCCGCCTTACATCAGGCGCTGAATTTATCTCTCACCTCACTCCTACTGAAGTTTCTGCCCATTTATTTGAAGGAAAATATTAATATTAATTCCAAGGGGGATTTATGAAACTCGCTATTGCGTTTTTATTAACACTGCTCGCGTGCTCAGATTCTAAAGAATCATCACCATCACCTGCAAAAGCCCCACCTAAAAATCCTATGATGTTTATGGCTAAAATGGGCTCTCCTGCAGGCAAACAAAAAATCGCCACAATTACAGTCGAAAATAAAGCATCTGAGAGAATTCAATGGGTCAAAACATCCATCCCATTAGAAAGCGGTAAATTTAAATCCCAAAAAGATTTAAATGAACTCTCACTTGGTCACGGCGAAGTGGCCGCATTTCCAATAAAATGGAATTTTAAAAATGGCAAACAAGACAGCATCGCCATCGCGGGTCTTGAATTTCCTGTTTATTTTAATGGCGCTTCTACCGGTACTTACACCGTTAATCGAGATCCTAAGCCTAGGACAATCCCTTTTGAGTATGGCCCCAACCTAAAAGCACTCATGGGGATGACCTCATTAAATGATTCGCTCGTTTTAATTGCTAAAATAAAAGGCGACCCTAAGCTTTATTCGGCTTCGATGCTTGCTAACCCTCGCGTGATTCGAAACACAGCTCAGTGTCAAAATATTAGCTCTCGATCTCAATTTATTTCCAATGACATGCTAAGGTCCACTCATGCTCTTTCGGCTACCTTTTATTTTGAGTTTTGTAACCGTCAGGATTTTGGCTCTCTTATTATTGAAGTGGGTAATAATACTTTTGAAAATCCTCATTCCGGTGGACTCGAAGTCGAGTTCGTAAAGCTTTTTGCGAAAACTCCATTTTTTGCTGAAATTAGAAACGCTTCAGATTACGGAGCGTCCTCACCTACTCCAGATCTCTACGGGCTCGTTCGTATTGATTTAATGAGCCAAGATACGATTGCAGACGGTTCTGCTCGAGCCTTTAGAGGGCTATGGGGAGTTATCATTGAGAAAGACTCGCTGACTCATCGAAGCTTTCGGGCTTCGCTCGCTCACCCGCTTTTTGGTGTCGCAGACACTGCTTCATGGGTTACATCTAAATCCGGCGGTATCGTCGGGACTGTGATGCCGCCTAGAGCATCCATCCCCGATCTTAAAGCAAGTATCTCTAATCTCTGTACTGATTCTTATAACGTTAGGGTGAATGCATCATCTACACATCAATACCTAAATAAAGCTCCAGGCATCACAGGCGATCAACCTAACTTCTCAGCCAATATGCCACTCATGCAACACCAAGTTATCTTAACAGGAAGCCATTGTCCTATTGTGCACCTCATGCATGGGGTTCAAAGCGAAGTGAATCGTCCGTCTTATTTCTTTACTCAGGACCGCCGCATGGTTTGGCATGATACTCCGAGAACGTGCTTTTGGTGGTCAGGGCGTCCTCATTGGCACGCTGGTCAAAATGTAAATCACTGCAACGAATGGCATACGCGCTCCACCTCTCAAGGTTTTGCCATTGGTGAAACGCATGGTTGGACAGGCGAAGACGACCAGCACTTCGGCAATCCGCATTTACGCGCTTTTTACGAGTTAACAGGCGATGCATGGGCTAAAGACCTCATAGAATATCGTCAGACATTAACTTTATGGAATAAGCTAGGTGAACACGATTGGCAACTAAATCGCATAGGCTCAGAACGTTCTGTACGTCTCATGGAAGATGCGCTACAAAATTTACTTCTTTTACCAAACGCGATCACAGCCGCCGATTTAGCCTCGCAACTTGATCGGCGGCTTAAGCTTCGGCGTGACGGCGCTTGCTTTGCTGGAGGCAGATACTGCTCCCAAGGCGTCAAACAAGCCAAAGCCACTTGGGGCGCAGCACACCTTGAATCTGTTCATGATGACCCAAGACATTCTCAGTGCATGGGTCAAACGCCAGGCGGCACATGTAAACAAGGACAACCCTGCCCAGATAACCGTTGCGGTATTACCTGGTGGAGCGGCATGCATCTTGGCTGGGTTACAGCTATGCATCGTGCTGGGTTTGATCAAAATATGGCTCAAGAGTTAGCTGAAATTTATTTTGATGACGCTGATTTTTTCTTTCAGCCAAACGGAATGAATGCCGGGAAACGAAGATTCAATGACTGGTCTACTCCAGTCTCCCCCTTTACTCAAAGCTGGCATGCAGGATGGATCACAACCATTGAGACCCTTTCAAGTGGCCACCCAAAGGAAGCTTTTCTTAACATTATTAAACAGTCTTTGAAAACGAGCTTTCAGTGCAATTCTCCTGGATGCAAGTGGTCAACTAATGATAAATGGTATCAATGAAATATTGGATACCAAAAAACGAACCAGGAACTATTTTTAACACTTTAGAAGACGCGAAATCTAAAGGCTTCACTAAAGACGATTTGGTGGAATTTATTCCAGCTCCAGCTACTTGGGTAAAACCAACGTTAATTATGCTAGCCGTAGTATGGACTTGCTTAATGATCACCAAAATATGCATCAAATATGGCTAATGCTTTCAGAGAGCTCTTGTTAAAATATAAGCTCAACCAACGAGAGCTCTCTGATTTATTGGGCGTAACACCCTCAGCCGTCAGCTCTTGTGTGAACGAAAAAATACCGCTGCCTAGAAAATACTTAGACAAAACAGCGCAAATCTTTAAAGTAGAATCTAAACGTCTAGAGAAATTCTTTAACGATCACCCATGATTTCTTCTTGCTCAGATTGCACGAACAAATGCTGTAAATTAGGCCCTGGACCCTGGAAACCACTGCCCTTTAAAACTTGGTACAAACGCGGGTTTAGTGCCTTTGGGTGGAACACAAAATGTGAAAACTGGGATGAGGTGTCAGGAAATTGTTCCATATGGAACACCGATGAGCTCCCTATTGAATGCAAAATCTTCGTATGCCATAATCGTAGCTACTCTGATGAAGAGTTAAGAAATATTAAAACTCTATCGTTTCAGATGATGATGAAACCAAATGGCTAAATTCTCTATTAAAACAGCATCTGCTTTGTTTAAGGTTAAAACCCGTAAAGCAAAAAAACCTCGCAAAACAAAACGTAACCCTAAATCCAAAACAGTAAAGAATTCTAAAACTAATTACTAATGCGTTGACACAATAGCGCCATCATGTTTATTAGTATTTTGTTTTAGCAATGGTATTTACTACTAGCTTTTAAAAGAAAGGCCGGAGCGTCATCGACAAAACACACCGGCCTTAAAGGAGATGCTCACTATGCCCCAAACTGACACAATGAGTACGCCTGCTCGATTATCACATTCTGACACCATACAGCAAGTCTTAATTCAAGGTGACCTCAGCCGGCTCACTCAAACGCAACAATTAGAGTACTATAAAACCGTCTGCCAAACTCTTAAACTCAATCCGTTTACTAAGCCGTTCGCGTTTATTAAGCTCAACGGCCAACTCAGGCTCTACGCTCTTAAAGATTGTACTGAACAATTAAGAAAGCTTCATAATGTATCTTTGGAGATTAAATCTTCTGAGATTATTAAAGACGTTTATCAGGTCTCTGTAAAGTGCTCCATGGGAGATCGCACTGATGGAGCAACAGGAGCAGTTTTTGTAGGGAACTTAAAGGGTGAGGCACTCGCAAATGCTTTCATGAAAGCCGAAACGAAAGCAAAACGAAGAGCAACATTGAGCATCTGTGGATTGGGTATGCTCGATGAAGCAGAAGTGGACTCAACTCCACTTCAAAAGCCAGTGATGGCAGGTCCTGCTTTGGTGGATACGCATCTGTCCCCTAACTCCTCAGATCGTTCCTCGATTCCTCCTAAGCAGGACCACCCCACACACTCAGGATATAGTTTAACCCAAAAACAACTCAAACGCCTGTTCGCTATCTCTAAACAAAACGGATGGAGCAACGACGCTGTCGCTCAAATACTTCAGTCTAAATTTGGAGTTGAATCCTCATCTGATCTATCTAGAGAACAATACGACGAGATGTGTGATCAGATACTGCCTAACCCTCCCAAGCAAACTCCATTAAGTGCAGTTGATGATGTAGATGAATTCGAAAACTTTAAGTGAGCTGATGCTTATGAAGGGGATCGAAAAACAAAAAAAACAAGACCTCATCAACACATTTGAACACATTGTATCTGATTCCCTTTTGCAGCTAGGATGCTCTCATAACTCAAAAAACGTTGCCGCTGTCACTGCTAGACATTTTGTCAACCATCTCGAGCTCATCACTAAATACCTATCCGATCTAGAGTGCTTTAAAGATGAGTGAACGATACGGTCCATGTAATGCTTGTGGCGGGTCAGGATTTCGTAAAGTCTTAAATAAAGACAAAAAACTCATTGAGGTTCAATGCAGTGCATGCATGACGACGGGCTTTAGTGGGAATGCTATGTTAAAATATCAACAAGAACTAGATGATGAATGGCATTTAAATCAATGCTTTGAAAGGAACTATTTCGACTACGACTATTAACCAAGGAGGCTAATTATGCTTACAAGGTCTAAGTTTTTTGATCGAAATCGCGAAGGTAATTTTTCACATCTTCAATGGAACGAGCCACCAAAGCTAACCCCCCGGCGTTCTCAATCTTTTGTAATGCCTGTTGTTGTGGTGTGGTTAATTTGCCTTTTGGCCGCTTTATTTCTATTGCTAGAAATTTTCCCTTAAAACAACAAAGAAGATCTGGCGTTCCAGCTTTCGTCATCGTCGGACGATAAGCGCCTGTTTTTGGATTATACATCCCTCCAGTGAGAGTGGGGAATACCTCGCACTGAGGGTGATATTCTAAAAACTCAACGATTGCTTTTTTGATATCCTTTTCGAGGACTTTCATTAATGAGAATGCTTATTGAGAATCTGAATTATAAAAAAGATTGCTCCAGGAATCAACCCAGCAATTGCCCCCCATATAGATGCCTTTGCCTTAAGTGTCACTAAATCTACATGAAGCTTGTTGAGTTTTTCATCTAAAGCTTCATATTGATGGTTCAACCGCTCAAGTTCTTTTAAAATGAACTTTGACCATTCTCGCCAACTATTTGTATCTTGGTTGGAAGGAGGCTCCATTATTGGAGTCTATCATCGTATCTACGCTTAGATAACCCTGATTTATTAGCAAGCCACTGAAAATTAGGGCCTTTTGATTTAACAAACTGTTCTTGATGATGTTGTTTGATCTTACACGCACTTACTAGAGCTTGAAAATCATGAGGTGAAAAACATACATAATTTTCTGTCTTAGCACTTGGAATCCAATTGCCTTCACAATCACCAAATTCCTTGTAGATTATTTGGTCCTCTGGATCGACACACTGAAGGCCAAGTGCTCTTGGATCTGAAATGCAAGACGTCACCTTTGGTCCTGAGCCCCCACAGCTAAATACGGTGAATAAGCTTATTAATGCGCCGAGCCGCTTCAATTCGATCCTCCGTTGACTTTGCCTCGTTGAGCTTTTTGAAAGTCTCATTGGCATCTTTGAAAAACTTCTGAGGCGTATCACCAAAGATATTACGTATGAACCCATAGACTTGTCTCAAAAACTTGAGCATCTCTGGGATGGCGATGATCGCCTCAAGTACTTTTAAAATCATTAATTTCTTTCAATATTTGACAAACTCTTCCTTCAGTAATGCAAAAAATGAAAGCAATCTCTTTTTGGGTAAATCCATATAGTGTTGAAAGCAAATACACTGCGCGTTTCATCGGTTTTACTCTTTTAAAATAGTCTTCAATGTGAATATTGATTCCGAAAGCTCTTGAGTAAGACTCAGTAGCTCTTCTATAAGAACTTGATCGTTGTGTAAAAGAAGAGTTGGTCCTCGCCTCGGCAGACAATACTTGTCCGCAATTACTGCCACTATTCCTTGAGCGACCGAGGCGTTTTCTAATGAAATCAATAGCAGCTTGTTCAGCTGTTTGTCTCCATTTTTTTTCATGAAGCATCAATAAGTAGTCTTGAGAAAACTCAAGAGCAATTTGATAAGGAAATTTGTACTTTTTAGCAACAAATAAGGCCCTTCTCCGGTATTTCTTTATATTCTTCTCAGTTAAAAAATCCATATAATACTTTTATGAACATTACTTCAGTGCAGTGATCATTTTAGGAATGTATTGAGTGATAACAGTCACCAAATCAACAACTTCTAACATGTCCAAATCAGATACTTCTCCAGGAATCTTCTTTACTCCTTCAATTCCTTGCTGGAGTTTTTGCTGCAACTGAGGATCAGATTGAAGCTTTGCGATAAGTCCAGCAACGTCTGAAAATTGAACACCATCTTTTACTAAAGACATAATGATAATGCTGAGCTCAAGAGAGCCCACTATAAATTCTTTGGTTTCTTTATTCGATGCCATTTATTCCCCCCAAAAAAGTTCGTTTTTGCGATTTTTTCGTACGAAAAATTCTCAGATCAGTCTTAACCTAGTATACTGAGGCTTCAGTATCACTACAAGATCATTTCGGTAATCAATAGGACTGATTCTCACATAAGCCTTATCTCTTACTGCGTCATGAACTGTAAGCGTACTTCTTCCGCCTCCAGCGGCTTCAATCACACGATACGAATCAATTGCAAAAGCAACATGCCTAATATTCGTCACACTTGAGCCATAAAACACTAACGACCCTGCTTGAGTCGTTCCATGAGAAGATTTGTTCTCAAAATAATCATAAAGAGTTTGTGCTGTTTGATCGCCCGGAGGATCCGCTCCAGCAGAGCGTAAAATGGCTTGCACAAGACCTGAACAGTCGAACCCATCCATGGGTGACTCGCCACCCCACTTGTAGGGGACTCCTACAAATTGCATGGCGTAAAGCACCATTAAATCCATTTAAAAGTCCTGCTTGCGTCTGAACTCTATAAACTCAGCAGCGTTTTGCACACTGCGCGCAGGCTGAGGCTTTTTGCGTCTAGCGGCCTCCAGGGCAGCTGTGATGCCAGGAGGTTTAGGTGTTCTAACAGATGCATCCCCTAGCGCAAGCTTTCTTAGGTTTTGCACCTCACCTTTTTGATTCAAGCTTGTGAGCATCTGGGCTTTTTCTAAATCATCCAAATGATCCGCAAGTTGAATCTCGTTCATCACGTCTTGTCGCTGATTCATGGGGATAAACGTAGGTAACACATCATCCTCATCACTTGTCCCAATCAGCATGGATCTCACAAACGAATCTCTGACGTCTGTTTTGACTTTTTCTGGCAGATCTAATGCTTGGTTAATCTTACGAACCGTTGGCATGCCTTTGATGTTTCCAACTTGTTGTAAAATGGATCTTGCCATTCGAGGGCCGTGCGTATCAATCAAAGCACCAAAAGCAGCGCCCGCTAGTGCTCCTGCGGGTCCACCTAAGAAAAACCCAACACCACCTCCACCAGCTACTCTCCCTGCTGATGATGCGCCACCAATCACTGCCCAAAGGTTGACGTTTCGTGATCCTCGTAAAAACTCATTTTCAAACTGCGTTGCGACTTGAAGCTTCTCCACTGCTTGCTGAAAGTCAGTATCTGATTGCTTAGATAAGAAGTTAAACGCTTGCTTGACCTCGTCTGTCACGCCTTTGGTAGAAAGCGATCTTAGCTTTGATCCAATGTTTCCACCATTCCAGTTTTTAAATAAATCCGCACTTTGTTGCGCTCGTCTGAATCGATCAAGATCAACGTTCGTTTCTTTAGCTAGGTTTTGTAACGCTTGATCCTTAATCTCTTTATTGGGCCGACCCAAAGAACTTAAAGCGCTGAGTGCTTTTTCTTGGCCACCAAAACGCTTAGAGGACTCTTTGCTAAGCTGAGATAAAATCTGAAGCTCTTTGTTTTTTTCAGCTAGCCCAGGGACCTTATCTTTAAGTTCTTCGTTGATTTCCCGACGGATATTCTTAAGTGCGACCTGACCTAAGTTGTCATCAAAGCTTCCAGGAATTTGTAAAAAGCTCACATCCTTATCGATTTGACGAATGATGTTTTTTACATCAGTTGCATCAATCTCATCAGGAAGACCTTGAATGCCCTTTTCAAAGTTCTCAATCTTACGTACAGCTTGCTTGGCACTTTGACCAATAGGGGCTTTGCCAGCAATAAAGAGCTTTGCCTTAGCTGCCTTGGTGGCTCGCTGCAAAACCTTACGATCAATCTTGGCATTACTATTGCCAATAAGCTCAAACGCTTCTTCTGATTTAGTAATGATTCTTTCTTTAATCGTCTCAAGAGCAGCTTGGATCTCATCAGCTGTATCAAGCTTTGATTCTTGTGCATTTCGCTTCACATCATCAACTAAATTCGTTGCTTGCTCTTTAAGAGTCTCCCTAAACTTCTCAGTGTCCCCCACTTCTTTAGCAAGTTTTGGGTTTTTTAAAACACTCTCAATTGCCTTATCAGTCACACCAAAGGTGGATCGAAATCCTGCCTTAATGCCTGCTTTGATTCCTCTTCCTGTAGCACCGAGCACCCCAGGCGCAGCTCCTAATGCCCCACCAAGTGCCGCTGCTTCGCCTGCATCAACAGGTTCACTTAATCCTGTTCCTTGTTGTAAAGGTGCCCTTGCAGCTTCAAACGCAGCTCCTCCGCCAGCAGCTTGAGCAGCACCTGAGGCGATACGAGATCCAGCCACCTGCGCTGGCAACAAGCCTTTGGCTGCTTTGGCGCCTAATCTAAATACTCCTGCAGCAGGACCAACAGGTGATAGCGCTCCAGCGATTTCTCCAGTCGTTGTAGCAACAGGAGAGGCTTGTCTTTCAGCGAGTAAGCGTTGTCTTTCAGATTCGGCAAACTGAGGTGCAAGCTCACTTACTCTTTGATCAAACTCAGGATTAATTTGAGGGATTCGTCGATTCACATCACTCGGTGTGAGCCCTTCTGAAATAGCCTGCTCTCTTGCTTGTTGATTGGCTAAAAACTGAATCCTTGCTTCGTCAGTGAGTCCTAAAGTAGCGCTTGATAAAGCAGCTTCAGCTCCTACCGCTAAAGGGCTTGCTTGCTCCGCTTGAACCTCAACAGACGCTTGTCTGAGCTCATCCTCACTAGGAGGAGCAAGTAAATCTTGCTGAGCAGTTCTGATCTCATCCTCGCTAGGAGGGGCTAACGCTTGTGCTGACATTTACCTAATCGCTCCACGTCGTCTTAAAATCTTCTCAGCTACTGCTGGGTCTAAATTGTTTTGCTGAGCAAACTGTGCCGCTAAAGGATTAATTTCAACTTGAGTCCCTGCCTCAACAGGGGTTGTTCCAAAACTCAGTGATGATGCTGGAATTTGTCTGCCCGTAGCTTGCGCTGAGATAATCCCCTGTGGGATGGGCGCTTGCTCTAATTCAACCAAAGCTCTTTCGCCTGCTTCAGCTCGTAATCCTTGTAGCGCAATGATTCTGTTTAGTTTCTTTTGTTTTAACACTTGAGGCGTGTCTCCAGGCCTAGGGAAATACTGCCTTTCTGCTGATTCAAATTCACTATCAGCAATCGACGCTCCAGATTCTCGACGAAGAACTGCGTTTACGAAGTTTCTCTCAGCTTGTTTTTGTACCTTGAATTCTTCGCTTTCTAAAAACTCAGGTACAAACTTGTTACGAGCCACAAACGCTACGCTGGTTCGATCTACCCCCGCCTGATCAAGTTGGTTAAATACTCCTTCAGCTTGCTCCATTCGTTTCGCAAATGTAGCCGCCTTTCTTTGATCGCCTTTTGGTTGCTTGCCTTTGGTGCCTTGTAATTTTGCAAGCTGCGTCTTATTTGCCTGCTTTAACATCTCAAGATCTTTTGCGTTGGCAGCTTGTAAATTAATTTCAGCCAGCCGCTGCTTTCTTTGGTTGTCTCGCTCAATTTGTTTTTGCTGAGCTAGCTGCCGGTTCTCTTCAGCTTGCGCTTCTTCAGCATCTTGTCTTTGAAACTGATCCATTAACGTCTTAAGAGACTGGCTCGATGCCCTGCTTGTCGCTGCTCCAGCTTCAACCCCACCAATAGCTCCCGCTAAAGCTGTAGGGACAAGCCCTATTAACGCACTTGCAATAGCTCGCTCTTTGTCTCGTGTTACCTTGTTTTTAGTTTGTGGATCCTCACCACGAATAATCTTTTGTGCATTAACTACATTTTTATTCTCAACTTCACGAGGGTCTGTCCCACTTATCGTTGCTAAGTCTTGCTTGGACTCAACCGCCTTTTTTTTAATCCGAGTTGCTAACTGATCCGGACGAAGACTGACCTTTTGTATTGCTTGAGCTGCCATTACTTCTTACCGCCTTGTGGCTGGTTTTGTGCTTGTTGAGCAATCGACTCCCCTAAGGCAAGTTGTCGCACACCACCTCGTGATGCCACTCCAAGCTGAGCGGTTCCAAACTCTGTCGCGAGTTGACCAAATTTCTCTTGTTGCGCTCTTTGTTGCTCTGCGCCTACTGATCTTTCAAATTCACCTAAAGCCTGACGTCTGGCTGCGATGTTTTGTAAAAATATGTCTCTTTGGGCCTCAGCAGCTGATCTTTGGCCTTGCTGAAGTGCCCCTAGCTGCTGGGCTGCTGCTAGTCCTCCACGCACTCCTGAGGCGCCTTGGATGCCTCGTAATTGTCGTAGTGACGTTTGTGTTTGCTGGCCAATGCGAGCAAGTGCATCGCTTTCAAGTAAGTTTCTTTCTTCAGGAGTAAGCCCCTCAAGATTGGCTCGCCTCCTTGCAATAATCTCTTGTAAATCACCTGAGATGGCTCCTTGTTGACGCGTCCCTAAAGACCCGCTTCCAAAGAGCTCCTGACCGCGTTGTCTCCCTTGCGCTAAGCTTTGCTGGAGTGCTTGATTTTCTTGAGCAAGTAATTGCTGTGTGCGCTGTTGTCTTTGTTGCGCAGCTTGTTGCGCCGCCTTTTGTTGCGCAGCTTGTTGTGCTGCCTGTAAAGCCGCCCGATTTGGTGGAGCCATTTAACGAACCTCCCATCGCATCTGCCATGTCTTTAACTTTTCATCCTCGCCGACTAACCGTCTATACCTTTCGGTCATCTTAAGCATCTGAGCGGGCGGCTTCTCATTACGAGTCTGAAACAGGATTAAATTGATACCCTCTATACTATTGATTAAACGATACCCTATTCTTTTGCAATAGTACTTAGGTGCCGTATACATCCCCCTTATAATTAATATACAATCAAAAACCCGATGATACAGCATAAAGCCAACAATTTCTCCCTGCGCCACCGCTACTTGAACCTGCCCGCCTAATTTGACAAATCCTAAGTACTCTGCCTCAAGTGCCGTTGTCTTTATATTCTCGTTAGGACCGATCGGGTATTCGATCTCAAAGTTCAGATCCTCTCCAGTAACCTTGAAATTAAATTCCCAATAAAGACCTAAGAAATCGTAAAATTCATTTGCGTTTTCTAAATTAAGATCTCGAAATTCTACCGAAAGAAGATCACGGTCACTGTCGTTGATGCTGACCCGTTGTTCTTCAGATACACAAAGTCCTTGGTCCATTCAGTGTCTCCATCCACTACGTTATTAGCATCCGTTTGCCCCCGAACAATTATCTTGGCAGTTGGAATCGCGCCCGACCTAAGCTGGTTTCGTATCGCAACCTCTGTCGCATTAGCAATGGTTACTTCTGTCTTAAATGCCTCAAAGTTTTCGGTAAACTTAAGCCGAGTCAGACCTACTGCAAGTTCTCTCAGAGTCTTCGTTAAATCAACACGCAAAAACTTCTCCATGGCTTGAGATACGCCACCTCGAAACTCTTTAAAGGCGCTAAACTTCATGACTTATATCCAAGACGGTGAGTAGGCGCTGCTTCCACTTCCCAGCCTGTTAAAATCACGTTTTCTTGTTCTCTGTTATTTGAAAACCGCAAACGATGCGATCTCACTCGTCCATGACTCAGTTTATGCTTAAGCGTTGCCTCTAATGGATTTCCATATTGAGATGTGCTGTAAGCTGCTACACCATAACCTGATGCGCTAAAGGTAAGTGTAAACTCCCCTTGCGTCACGTCTCTGACATAGTTGTGCTCTTCTTTGACAGTCACTACTAGGTCGTTGTTTGCAAGCTCTTCAAGACCAAAGAATCTGAGCCTGAGCATTTTCTTTAAAACACTAGGCTCTCCAAGGGTCTCCCATTGCGAATCATAAGAAAAATCAACAGCAATATTGTTGTCTTGATAATCAAAAGCATCACCGATATTGAGACGTCGGTATAAAATGTGATCCACGGATGAATTAAACGTAGAATATCTTCTTTCAGAGAAATAAAATTCATCTCCATTAACAGCTACCCCCCCAGCCATATTCATGTTCGTCCAAATTAAAAACGCATCCCTGTTGTAATCAAGCACGAAGATTTTGGAATTGGCATTTGCATGCCGATTTGTGCTCGTCACTGTTTCAGTCGGAACATAAAGAATATATCTCTCATTATCTCGATCATTAACCGCAACAGATCGCTTAAGTCTAAATGTATGAGCGTCTGTTAAAATCTGCGTGCTAAACAACAGCACTTTGACTTCTTCAGCCAAGCCTGACGCATCAAACACAGGCTCAATGCGATTACCCCCAGCAGGAGCAGGGATTTGACCGCCGGTCATAATATAAGGACCGCGGTCTGATAAGAATATTAGAGAGCCTCTTAGTTCTTGAATGGTTGCGTGCGCAGCACATCCAATATCACTTGTGAGCTGATCGATTCGGATCGTTCCATCTGCGATGTTTCCTGAAACAATGTGAATAGACTTTGTTTTAAATACCGCAAATACTTCATTGTTTGGTGAAATCCCTGTGATGATATCTCCAGCAACAGTATCAATATTAAATGAATTGCTCCCAGCAGGGAAATACTCCGGACTATCAACATCAGAGTAATAAACCGTAGTTTGAGCTGATTGATTCCCAGCTGTTACCATCTGGTTTCTAAATTGACTTATGTACTTGCCTTTTTGAGGTGGGGATCTGTCTACAACAGGCTCAATGAGCTGAGCCCCTAGTGAAGCATCAGGTAGCGCATCAGTAAACTGAACTGACGCAGTGTATGAATCATTTGGAACTTCGGCTACTAAGAAAAACACAGTAGGGGTAGCTGATGCTGATGTTTTATTCCTATAAATGCCAATCCTAAGATTGTTAGATATCGCGTCGTTGTTGTTAACATCAACAGCAGCGCCTGCTATATCAATCGTCGTAGTCGTTCTGGCTGTTACTTCTCGTTCAACGTAAGCGCTTGTCGATCTGTCTAAAAAATACGCCGTATCACCCACTTGTAAACTGTGATCCCCACCTGAGCCATCATCAACCGCTATGGTGGTTACACCTACTTGATTACTCGTTGCTAAAGCACAGTTTGTATTAAATCCAGACGACTGAGCTAACGCTCCAATGGTTACTAAAAAGTCATCCCCTGCAGCAGTTAGTGGTCCAGATGCTGATGTTGTAAGATTTCCTTCGATTATATTTCCTACGGCATCTTTTTGTATAAACTGAGCTTTGTGGAGGTAATTACTACCTGTAATCGATCCGCTGCCAACTAATGAAACTATAACGGACGGAGGAGCCGTCAGACCTGCTCGATAGATAGTCTGACCATCGTATTTTTGAACTTCGTCATACCCATTAGCAAAATAAATCACATTGTTAATCTGAGTAGCTGATACGTTCTCAAAATCTAAACTGTTTTTATTTGTCTCAGATCCTGCAAAAGGGGCTGTTACAGTCTTATTGACATCGGACCAATAACTGGCAATCCCATCATAAGCTTCAGCAGTTAAATCATGGTTTCTCACTACTTTAATAAATGCAGCAGGAGTCGTTGTCGCTCCTGTCACACTTGCTGTGAAGTTAGTTAACGCATTCACGTTTGTTTGAAGCGTGCCAATCGTTACAGGAGACGCCTCATCAAACCCAATCCCAAGAGATTGATCTAATACTGTTGAAGCGCCTTCTAATATCTGACACCGAAACTCGTCATTTGATGTATCGTAAAACACACTAATCAGTGCTGTTGGATCAGATCCTGTGTAAGTAACCGTTAACGTAGACTCGAGTAATTTATGAAGCTTGTTGCTGATGGATAACGTTTCAGGCTCTTCGGCGTTTGATGTGGGGTTTACACGGTTATATACAAACAACCCATGCCCGCCTTCTGAAGCAGCGTGCCCTTGGTAGCCCTTTCGTTTTTCAATAGATCCTGATTTGCGATACTGCGCATTCATCATGCCTGATGCAAATTGCTCAGGCCTGACTAGGTCAGTTGACTTTAAATCAACCCCGAAGAAATTCTCATAGCGCTTGCGAAGGATTCTTTGTGCCATCTAAAATAAGAAATCCTCCGGCATCAAAAACTGATCATCTAAAACAGCTACTCGATCTACCGTTGTGTCAGGAGGAGAAAACGCACTCACAATACTGCGTTGCAGCTGGATCACTTCTTGTCCTGCCTCTGCTGCATCATTGGAACTGTCTCGCTTTAAAATCTTCCAGTTAGTGTAGCCAAGTAAGAACCTCTCACACACTTGAGGGAGAGTTGAGTGAGTGGTTGAATCATTGCCTCTGAGTAAGAAGTTCCCTACTGCTATCGTTTCGCCTGATTGATAAACAAACCCAGGCTCTACAGTCACTGTGCCAGTAGCTGTGTCTACATCTGTAATAGGAATATCACGCATATTTTGTGTGCCATTTTTATCACAAACAGTGATGAATCCTTCTTCCTCAAGCTCGGTCTCATCAATCTGCAAAGACGTATCCACAGTGAGGGACGTAATCGTCCTAGCTCCGGTATCTAACGTGACTGCCGATACCGTCGCACGCCTTAAATCAAGCACTGGCACTCTTGCTTGGTAAGTCAGTCGAATGAGGCTTGCTGATGATTGAGGCTTTGGCTGAAGTAAGATCTCCTTACCACGCCTTATAAAAAAACTAGGATTATTGCTACCAGAGCCGCTAATACGCTCAGGCAAGTAACCTTGCTGTAATTCATAATAATCATTCGCATTTCCTGATGTGGAGAATTCAACTAAATCTATCTTTGTGCTTAAAAACGTATCCGACGGGAGCTCGTAGGCTTCTTGTCCTGAGACAACTGAAATGTTCGTTTCCTTTTGGCCTACGACGGGGTTAACGTCTGAAATAGCGCCTTGGATTTGGACTTGGGCATCGTTAAAATAACGTAGGAATTCCTCATCTTGTATACCAGTAGAGGTAGTAAACTCTTCGTTTTCCGTTTCTCGTCTACTTGCAGCAAGTAAAATCGAGACGTTTCTGATTCCCATTTATGCCGCTTCACCGTTTTTCTTTTTCAAAGCGATGATGATCATGGCTTTTTTCCTTTCCATATCATCATCTCCAGCCATTTCCTTTTCGCCCATAGGATCGCCTGTTGAACTCATCATTTCCATAACTGCTTGAGTGCCATCAACACCTTCTTGATTAAGCATCTCAACAGCCTCCATGACCTTCGCTCGAGCTTTATCGCGGACCTTCGCATCCACTTCCATAAGAGACGACATCTTCTCACC